AAGTGCACCTCTAAAACTAAATGGTATTATATTTGCCATATTTTTTTATCTCCTTAATTAACTTGATGGTGGTTTAACGTTAAGTTGAGCTCGAACTTCACCATCTTGATATTCGTCTCTGCGTCTGATACCGATTTGCTCGATAGCGTACGATTCAATTGCTTGTGTATAAGCCTGTTGGTAGTATTGTAACATATCCTGCGGACCTTTCAAGTATCCAAATGTATTTACCAGACAAGCGTACAAAAGTAAATCCTGATATTTATTAGACAGATAAGTTCCAACTGTTGCTGGAGCTGGAGTAGATGTAGTGTCTGTTATAGTTTCTGGTTCTTTATCATATGATATTGTAATTTCATAAGTTTTATCGGGCGTTGGGGCTACTACCCAAAACTCTTCATCCCAATTAGCATAGTATTTTGGTATATCTACAGCTGCAGTTCCAGGTGTAGAATAGTATTCTGCCATAAAACTAGTATCTCTTTGTTCTAAATAATATTGATTTCCAGCTTGATCTTTAAACTGTACATATCTAATTGCTCTTAAATCAGCCGGAATAGTTACATATCTGTTTCCAATAATAGCATTTGATGTTGCGTAAAAAACATTTTGGTCTGTATCTATTTCTCTATAAATTCTGTTTTCTGCATTCTTAATTAAAGTATTAAGAATAGAAGTACTTAAAACACTAGAACTAACTTCTGTGAAATTTCTAATATCGTCCTCTAAATTTGCTAAAGTATATGCCATCTTATAATGCCTCCAATGTTACGGGTCCTGCTGAACAGTTTTGTCCACCACCTTCTACATTACCTGATGTAGCATTGCTAGTACTTGTTATGTAAAAATAATTTACTGGAACTGTTAATGAATCAGTAGTTGTAGCTCCAGTAACATTTCCTGATGAATCTATTTTACCTAAAGCAATTGTAAAACCATTTGCATTACTTAAATCAGATACATTATCAAATGTAGGAACATTTAAAAATTCTGAACTAGCAGTTACTTGAGGTGGACCTCTAAATCTTACAATGTCTCCAGCTTTTCTTTGATGATCTTCTGAATAAACATTTACATAAGTTGTTCCACTATGAATTATAGAAGTGAATGGATTGTTATCTAATAAAATTAAAACTGGTGTAGATGCTCTTTGAGGTCTTGGATTAAATAAAGCTTGTGGGTCCGAACCAACTGGTTTTGGATCTAACTGTGGTTGCTTTGCTTCAAACTCTGAATAATGAACTAATGCTCCATTCCATTCTCTAACCATTTCTGAATAAGGAAATCTTAATCCTGATCTATCAGAAATTGCTAATGCGTGTTTACCTGATGCATATCCTCCGCCAGCCATTATACTCCATCTCCATAAAACGTTTGTGGTGAAATGAATGTAGATGTTCCTTGATTGTCTGCATCAAGTGCTCTTAACATTTCACTTTCATATCTTCTCTCAAGTTCTCCAGACATTTCTGGTGAATATTTTTGACTTAAATAATAAGCAAGTCCTGACATCATACACGGATAAAATCTATTAATAACATCTGATGTAAAATTATAAGAACCTGCATCTTGAATTTTTGCTAAATAATAAAAACAAAATTGAAAACTAGTTGGTGTTGTTGTGCTCGATACACTTGAACTTGGTGTAGCATATAAAAAAATACTTGGATTTAATTTTCTCTCTACATAAAATTGTGAAGGAGTTCCTTTAGTTAATTTATTTGGTGTTTGTGAATATTGTGATCTACTGATTTGTGTTAATGCAATATCTTGAGGTGCAGTTGTAGTAGAATTATTTCTATAATAAGCTTCTAGTAGTGAATCAAAATCAAGAGGAAAGTTTACTGAATCAGTTGCATAACTATATTCTGCTTGTCCTTCTATTAAAGGAATTTTAGCTAGTTTTACTTTCCATAAATGAACACCTCTATTACCCCATTCTTGAAACATTATATTTAATGATCTTCTTGCAGATCTTAATTGATAACCTGTTCTAGTTCCTCTTACACCAGTTCTCTCAAAAGCTTCTTCTATAATCTCATCTATTTGTGGATTAAATTCTGATACTTCTGAAGTTGGTGCAATAGTTTGAGCAGTATTACCCATACCGCTGTGAGCAGTACAATAATAAAATAATAGTGGAGCGCCAGTAGTTCTGACTGGTGCAACATTAAAAGTTGTTTTTGCTCCTGCAGTTCCAGGTGTTCCAGTTGAGGTTACACCAGTAGTGTAGGCTGTACCTGCTGGTGTTGCGTGTGTACCATTATCTGTAGTTGAAAAAGCTATTTGGTGTGTATCATTTGTATTATCGGATTGATCAAATATGTAAGTATTGCCTTCTTGTAAATAAAGGACAACATTGGCCTCTCCGTTAATATAATATTTATTACCGGTACCGTATTTGTTAGTCCCCGTTGCTACGGTTACTGTGTAAGTTATTGTAGCCACAATTTAATCCTACGTAAATGTTATAGTAACACCAGGTGTTGCAGTTAAATCTAAATAAATTCCATCGTCAAATAGAATTCCAGAACCAGGAACATAAAAATCTATTCCTTCAGTTCCAAATTTAAATGTAGCTATTGCAGTTCCTGTAGATCCACCAGTTTTAAAAATTATAGTAGAACTTGCTGCACCTTCAGCTTGTATTCCTGTAATTCTAGCTCTTTGGTTTCTTGGAACTAATAATCCGTCTCCTGTAGCGTGTACTACCTGTTGATCACTTGAGTATGATGCCATTTGTTTCTCCTTAAATTTTGTGTGGGCCGAAGCCCACACTTAATTAATTAATTACGCTGACTCTTGGCCGTCATCAATAATGTGATACCAAATATAACCTTCAGCAGAACCTGCACCACCGGCACCTGTTCCTGTGATTTGTATTTTAGCTTGTTCAGTAGCACTAAAGATTGTACCAATTGATACGCCTTGTTTATTGTTAGCTGCACCACTTGCACCTGGGAATGAAAACCCTGGGAAGTATGTTCCGATTGCAGCGTTAGTAGTTGCTCCGCCATCTACTAAAGCATCAGCATCTAAAACTCCTGCAACTACACCTACTAAACCTAAATCAAAAGTATTAGCTGCACCTGCGTTTGTGCAAGTTACTTGTACTTTAGATATTAAAGCGTTTTTTGGGATTAAAACATCAGTTAAGTTAGTTGAAGATTTTGTAGCACTTCTAACGCCCGCTGTTTGAAAATCAGCGATGTGAAATTGTGCACATACTTCTACTGAACCAGCAACTGAAGTTCTGTTACCGTCTCCGTTTTGTCTTACATTTCCTGTAAATGTTGTGTTTGCCATTTTATATTCCTCCTAGAATACGTAAATATAATTACCTAGGGTATATCGACTATACGCGTTTATATTTACTATTTGTATTAATGTATAGTAACTAGTTTATATATTAATTTTGAGTAGAGCGCAAGAGAGCCTGTAATGTGAAATGATTTTTCAACGATGTAGCTTTTGATTAAGTAGCTACAGAAACTTGTGGAGCAGCGCCTTCAACGCTATTCTGCCTGTGGGCAATAGCTGCTTCTTCCAGCTTAATGTCAGTAATGATTTGTTTTACTTTGTCATCTATTCTGACCATTTCAAGAGTGTATCTATTGTTAGATAGATGCTCCTGTTCCCACTTCAACTCCAAGGACCTTTTTGCTTTGTATAGGTCTTGTATCATCTATAACCTCCTCATAAGTTATTCGATTTAACGAGGAAAACATTCCCGTTGTTTCCCAGATAATATCATTTTTCCCTAGTTTGTCAACTATTGATTGTTCTAGTGAAATTGAATTATCTTCTGCTTCTACTTGGAATTTTGTATGGCGATCGTACGCCCATATATTTACTATAAATTTAGTCATTTTCTCACCCTATTTGAAAAAAGGGGCCGAATTGTGTCGGCCCCTAAATTTTATTGATTACGTTGCGTTTGAACCAAAGATACCTCTTGGATCAGAAAATCCAAATACATATCTTTCTCTCGCTTTGTATCTAACGTTGCCTGTATCAAAGTCACCTTCCATAGAAGTTTTGATAGGTGATCTATTGAAATGCTTAAGACCATTAGGCACATCAGTTTTAATGAAGAACTTCTTCGCAGCAGTTAAGTAGTTATTTACTACATATCCACCAGAGATCATTCCCATATTTCTGATTGCGTTAATGTCATTATCAGCAGTACCTGTTCTACCAGCAGAATTCATAAGTCTGTCAGCAGTAAATTGAAGAGCTGAAGGAATTATTAATTTAACTCCTTGCGCCGCAATTTTTAGGCCTCTTTCATCAGTGAAAGCCGCGATGTCAATCAACGACTGTTCTAATGAAGTTTCGTTAAGTTCAGCAGCTGTTGCTAATTCATTTGAAAAGTTACCTGCTAATGTTGGGTGGTCAGCAGCGCAAAGCTCCTTACCATCTCCACCAGCAAAATTACTATCAAATGCATTGTTAAGTACCGCTGCACCTTTGATATTTTTAGTAGACGCCATAGATCTTGCTAAAGCTTTTGTATATCTAGACGCAAGTCTGTCATACAAGTTATCTTCGATAGCTTCTTCTGTAATAGCGAATGCTAATGCAATCGTTTCGTTAGTGTAACGAGCTGTAAAAGTTTCTTGCGCTTGGTCGAACTGAACGCCTTGGCCTTCAGCTTTAACTGCTGCGTTTGCGAAACCAGCTAACATCACTTCCTCTTCGAAAGCTCTGTCTGATGATTCAGTGTCAAAAATCTCTGTCCACTGCTCGCCGTATTGTTTGTATTCCAAGCCGAATAGTGCATTCAAACCTGGCTCTAGTTCTTTAACTAGTTGTGCTCTTGATATTGCCATATCTATATGCTCCTATTAGTTAGAA